AAGAAAACCTTATACCGTTACCGATTAAAGAACCTAGTAACGTACTGATGAGTCTTCTAGGCTTGTTGGTCGAGTCAGGCAAACGATTTGCATCGATTGCCGATATGAACGTCGGCGACATGAATCAGGCTATGCCTGTGGGCACCACTGTCGCGCTCTTAGAGCGCGGTACGAAGGTGATGTCTGCTATACACAAACGATTGCATTACAGCCAGCGCGTAGAGTTTCAGTTGTTGGCGAAGGTGTTTGCGGATTTCCTGCCGCCGGTCTACCCCTATCAAACGGGCAGCGGTCCTCAAGAAATCAAGGGACAAGATTTTGATGGCCGTGTAGACATCATTCCCGTTTCAGATCCTAACATCTTCAGCCAGAGCCAGCGCATCACGATGGCACAAGAGTTGTTGACGATGGTGCAGTCAAACCCAGAGATCCATGGACCTACGGGTATCTACGAAGCATACAGACGGATGTATGCGGCTTTGGGCGTCGATGACATCGATTCGTTATTGCAGCCGCCCCAAGAGCCGCCGCCACCTATGCCTGTTGATGCGGGTTTGGAAAACAACGGTTTCATGATGGGTCAGCCAGCGATGGCTTTTGAGGCTCAAAATCATCAGGCACACATTGACGCGCACCGCTCGTTGTTTCTGACAGAAGTAGTAAAAACCAACCCTCAACTGCAGGGCTTAGTGATTGGACACATGATGCAGCACTTGCAGTTTCTTGCTGCTCAGCTTGCTCAAGATCAAGTGCCACCAGAAGTCATGCAGCAAATGCAGCAGATCAATCAATCTATGCAAACGGGTGAGCTACCGCCCGATCAAGGCCAGATGGCAATGCAAGAGTTGCAGATGATCGTCGAACAGTTTTCTGCACCTATTCTTGCTCAACTCACGCAAGAGTTGCTTATTTCAATCGGACAGGGCAATGAAGAAGATCCTTTGGTTCAGATACGAAAGCAGGAGCTGGATCTGCGTGGCGCTGAGCTTGCGGCAGAGCAGGATCAGTTTGCGACAAAACAAGAGTCTCGCAGACAAGAAAAGCTACTCGAAGCAGAGATATCCAAGCAGCGAATAAACACGTCGAAAGAGGTCGCCGACGATAAACTCGACCTCGCGTTACAACGACTGCAACAACAAGCCAATCTAAAACTGACTGAGTTGCAAACAAAATTTGGAGGAAGTCGATGACGACAAGCTACAAAAAGCAACTGCAACAAGACCTCAAGGTTTTGAAGCAGCTAGAGCGCGCAGCAGAGCAATCGGCGCGTGAGGCCGCAGCTATGGAGGCTGAGGCTCGCAAGATGGCCAGCGACGCTCGCATCATGGAAAAAATGGCACGCATTCTAGGTGAGCCGATGCCAGAGCCGGTAGCGGAACCAGAGCCGGCGGAGGAGCCTGTGCCTGAAGCAGTAGAAGAGCCAGCGGCAGAAGAGAAGCCCAAGAAGAAAGCCGCGGCGAAAAAAGCGCCGGTCAAGAAAGCTACAACGAAGAGGACTAAAAAATGACGACTAAAGACATGAGTCGAGTTGAGAAAGTCGCGTCTCCTACCAAAACCATCAAGACAACGACAACCATGCCTGAGTTAGTGCGTCGCACTGTCGGTGGCACGGTTCGCGTCATAAAAGCGCGTGGCCAAGGTGCCGCTACTCGCGGGTTTGATTTTCATGAGCGTGATTGATGGATGACATCACACTCGCAGAGAAAATAAAGCGAGTGATTGAGGACCGACAAGGCTTGATCCAAACGACCATGATGGACGGTATGTTGAAAGATATTGAGCATTACAGATCGTTGCAAGGAGAGCTAACTGCGTTAAACTTGATTCAGCAAGAAATTTCTGAGTATTTCAAGGATAACAAGGTATGAGTGAAGTTAATTTGGGTAGCGTTTACGTCGATTCAAGCGACCGAGTGCTTGACCCAAAACTGATCGATATGAGCATTTTAGATAGAATGCCCAGTCCTTCAGGCTGGAGAATGTTGGTACTACCGTACAAGGGCCGTATGACATCAAAAGGTGGCATAGCCCTGACGAAAGAAACGGTAGACCGAGAGGCTCTAGCGACCGTTGTAGCTTATGTCCTCAAGATGGGGCCGCTTTGCTACAATGACAAAGAGAAGTATGGATCAGAGCCGTGGTGCGCTGAAAAACAGTGGGTGCTCATTGGTCGATACTCTGGAAGCCGAATGAAACTGGACGGCGGTGAAGAGATCCGACTCATCAACGATGACGAGGTGATTGCCACCATCGAAGACCCCGACGACATTGTGAGCTTTTTATGATTGAAAACACAGCCCAAGACCAAGAACAGGCAGAGCCTGAGTTACAGATCGAGGTCACTGAAGACCCGGTAGAGGAGCAGTCGGCTCCGGTCAGTAGCGATGATGAATTAGATACCTACACCAAAGGCGTCTCAAAACGCATCAATAAACTGAACGCACAAACTCGTGCAGCGGAACAGCGCGCAGAACAGTACGAGCGTTTGGCTCTGCAAAAAGATCAAGAACTCCAGCAGTACCGACAGCTTGCTCAACAGCAACAATCAACGGTGCTAGAGAAAGAAGAAGAGGCGCTTAAGTCAAAAGAGGCGCAGGTCGATGATATTTACCGTAAGGCTGTTGCTGCCGGCGACCCTGACCTGATGTCAAAAGCGGATTCGCTGAAAAACGACATCGCTATCCAGAAAGAAAAGTTGCGCGTTGCCAAGACTCGTCAAGCGGCAGAGCAACCCGTCCAGCCGCAGGGTCAGGAAAACTATCAAACCTATCAACCGGAGCAAGCGCCTCAACAAGCTGCGGCTCCAGATCCCACGCCAGAGGCAAAAGATTGGCACTCAAAGAACCCATGGTATGGGGATCAGTCTGATGAGGACAACTTGCAGGCAACCCAGTTTGCATACTTCACTCACTACAACTTAATCAATGAGGGCTTTGAGCCAGATTCTGAAGACTACTATCAGGCACTGGATTCGAGAGTCCGCAAGGTTTACCCTAATCTAAGTGTTGGCGAGGAAGCCGATACGGAGAACGTCGAACAAAATACTAGGCAACCCGCCGTGCAAAGAGTTGCTAGTACCACATCAAGTGGCCGACAACAAACACGAGGCAGTCAGGACGGTGTTAAGTTCACTAAAAGCGAACTCGAAAGACTCCGAGGTCTGAAGCCGCACAACATGAGCGAGGAGCGTTGGCTCCAAGTGGTGGCGAAAGAAAAGCAAAAAGTTGCAAACAGGAGTTAGATCGAATGGCAGATAGTAAACAAAACCCCCGTTCATCGCGTGAGGCCGGAGCGCACGATAAAGAAGCTCGGCGACGACCATGGCAACCAGTGCGTAAACTTGATACGCCGCCTCCCCCAGAGGGTTACACCTATCGGTGGATACGCGAATCAATGCTTGGGACGGAAGACAGAGCAAATGTCAGCCGTCGTGTCCGAGAAGGTTGGGAGCTTGTGAGAGCTACTGATCTGCCACCTGAGTGGCAAGACACCGTTCCTACAATGGATAGGGATGGCCGGCACGCAGGAGTTGTTTATAACGAAGGTTTGTTGCTCGCGAAGATACCAAACGAAACGGTGGGTGAACGTAACGAGTATTACTCGGACAAAACCCAACAAGCCACAGATGCGTTAGACAACAATATGTTTAACGAAACTCGTGGCGACAGCCGTTACGTCAAGTACGATCCGCAGAGGGACAGCCGTGTAACTTTTGGCAAAAACTAGGAGAAAGTAAATGGCTAATAAAAATGCCGCTTTCGGTTTGAAGCCCTCCAGAATGATGGGTGGCGCTCCATATAGTGGTGGCCAGTCTCGTTATCGTATCGCCAATAATCAGTCAGGTGCAATTTTCCAAGGTGACTTGGTCAAGCAATTGACTGCTGGTGTTGTAGGACGAGCTGCCGCCTCATCGACTGTCCCAGTGATTGGGGTATTCAATGGAGTTCAATACACTGACCCCACCTCTGGTGAGCAAGTGTTCAAAAACTATTATCCCGGCTCAATCGCCGCTGCAGACATCATCGCTTTTGTGATTGATGATCCTGACGTGGTCTTTGAAGTCCAAGCGGATGATACATTCCCCGTAGCAGATTTGTTTGGTAATTTTGATATTGTCGACCAGTCCACTACTGGAGATACCGCATCTGGCCGATCTAACGTAGAGCTTGATGTAACCACTGGTGCTACTACCACGACGTTACCAATCAAAGCAATCGACATCAGCCAAGATCCCGATAACTCAGACGTTGCAAGCGCCAACACAAACGTAATGGTGGTCATTCAGAACCACATTATGGGTGTGAAAGGCGCTGGCTTAGCATAAGGAGGCTGGGACATGGCAATTTCACGAGCACAATTAGCTAAAGAATTAGAACCCGGCTTAAACGCATTGTTTGGCATGAGTTACGATTCTTATGACCGCGAGTATGAGGAACTGTTTGCATTAGAGGATTCTCAACGCGCCTTCGAGGAAGAGACGCTTATTACCGGATTTGGTGGAGCGCCAGTGAAGACAGAAGGACAAGGCGTTGTATTTGACAATGCTTCAGAGTCTTTCTCTGCTCGCTACACGCATGACACAATCGCCTTAGCGTTTGCGTTAACCGATGAAGCGGTGGAAGATAACCTTTATGACAGTTTAGGTAAGCGGTATGTGAAGGCTTTGGCCCGATCTATGGCCAACACTAAAGAGGTCAAAGGTGCAGATGTACTGAACAACGCTTTCAACACCAACTTTACTGGCGGTGACGGCGTGACTCTAATCAACACAGCACACCCACTAGC